AGGCCACGTTCCTAAGCCAGCGACTCGACCGGCAGCAATTCACCAGCGAGTTCGCAGGCCGCCGCACGGAGGCGCTTGCCGAGTACCGCACTGCGTGTCAGCGGTGGGTCCGTGAACATGCGTCTGATGCCGACTACGTGGTGGTGATTGATTGGGACGCCTGGGGCGGTTGGTCGCACTCGGGCTTCCTGCACGGGATCGGGCGGATGCACGAGACGCCAGACGCTGCAGGCATGGCGAGTGTGTCGCTGATCGAGCACCCGCAGATGCAGATGGGTGAGGACCAGAAGCCACGTCTCGGGAAAGGTTGGGTGCACTACGACGCCTGGGCCTTGCGGCTGAACTCATCCTTTGACGACTACACGGCGGGCCTTGGCGGTTGGAAACACCAATGGCTGCCGCCTGTCGGTTCGCCGCCTGTGCCGGTGGCAAGCGCCTTCGGCGGCATGGCGATCTACGACACCTACGCCTACCTGAAGGGCACGTACGACGGCAGCGACTGCGAGCACGTTCCCTTTACGCGGACGATGACAGAGCGGACGAAGATGCGGATGTACCTGGACCCTGCCATGCGGACTGTCATGCACTGGATGCCGGAGGCCACGTGAACGCTTGTTATCCCTCCCCTACGGGGGTAAAATAAACGAAACGGCGACGGGGAATCAGCCCGCCGCCGTCTCTAACCAGCACCCCTAGGCAAATAGGAGCGAGGCTATGGCTGACTCTACACGCCAGAGCGAGCAAGACAATTCCAACGCCGACAAGAAGGCGAAGGCTCGCGAAAGAAACCGACGATACAGAGAGCGGCACCCGGACAAGGGGCGGCTGTACTACTCGGCAAACAAAGAAAAAATTCTTGCCAAATGCAAGGAATACAGGGAACGCTCCAAAGATAAAAAGCGATCCAGAGATAATGCTTACTACAAAGCCAATAAAGAGAAAATCGCCGCTTGGTCAAGGTCTCCAGCGGGCCGCGCTGTTAGGCAGCGATCAAGCAAGAAGTTAATGGAGGCACGCGACAGCGACCCGCTGCTCAAAAAAAAGAAGCGAGAGTTGGATCGCATCTACAGCAGGCAATACAGGCAGAGTCACCCTGAGAGGCGAAAGCAGATCCAGAAAAGATACCGCACGAAGCATCCCGAAAAGTGTCGCGAATCAGTTGAGAAGTGCATAGCCAAAAAACCAGAGTTTTACCGCAAGTCCGCAGCGCTGAAGGCTAAGAAAGCCCGCGCTGTTTTCGTTGCAAAGCACGGCGCAACCTACAGCGCTGTGCGGCGCAAGGTCGATCCGCAGTTTCGGCTTTTGTGTGACGTGCGAAGCAGAATGCTGGTTGCGTTGTCACGCCAAAATGCCAGAAGGTCAAATCGCACCCTGAAACTTGTCGGCTGTACTGTAAGCCAGCTCATGGCGCACTTAGAGGCAAAGTTTCTGCCGGGAATGTCTTGGCAAAATAAGTCGGAATGGCACATCGATCACATCGTGCCAGTCTCGCGGTTTGACTTGCGTCACCAAGAGCAGCAGGCCGCAGCGTTTCACTACACGAACCTTCAGCCTCTTTGGGCCGAAGATAACCTGCGGAAGAGCAATAAGGTTCCCGGTCAGCATCTCTTTGGATTTGCGTACGCTGCTAGGATCGCTTCAGGCGATTCACTACCTAGGCGAAAGCAAGCCAAGGATGGCGCGCGGCAACACGGCAACGATTAACGTCGTTACTTTTCGGGCACAGTGGGACTCTCACATCCCCATACGGTCGCTGTGTGAAAATTTCACAATTACGCGCGACCAAGTAACCCGATTGAAGTTCGTTTGGGATCTGCCGCCCCGCCACGATCGCCGCCTGCGCTTCAAGCCAATCAGGCAGCGTGACCCGACGGCCCGCGAGATCGCCCAAGCGTGCCGGGAGATTCAAGCCCGGTGGGACGCACACACGCGGCATGAGCGACAGGTGACGAAGCCCGTGTCTTACGAGGTGCGTGAAGTGGAGCTACCGCCCGACCTGCGGACCTTTGGGGAGGGCGAGTAATGAGCGACCAGTACGGCAGCCAGACGCTTGGAAAGATCGTCATCGACTTCAGCCAGAAGTACATGTCGATCTACCTGTGCGAAGGTGACGGGACCGTAAAGGATTCCGACCACTTCAAGTTCCCTTTTCGGCTGGAAGTGAAGGACGTTCGCCACGAAACCCGCGACTGTTTCGATTTCTTTTACGACTACTGCAACGAGACGGTAAACGGGGACGAACTGCAAGAGGGTGACGAAGGCGGGGCAGACTCAGGGGAACAAACGGGAGATGCCAAATGACTTACGAGATGACGCCCGACGAAGCCACGAAGTACGGTGCCGGTCTTTCGATCTGGCAGCAGTTGGCGTTGCTCCAGCAGTGGGCACCGCTGATCGGCTACGGTCAACGCCTGGTGAACGAGCCCGACACGTTCAAGCGTTCGCTCGTCATCGCTGACGCCTGCGAATGGCTGGCATCCAAGACATCCAGCCCGCTCGACGACGAACTGGTGCAGCACGTCGGCAACTTGCTGAAGACCAAAGAGGGCGAAGCCCTTGTGCGGTGGGCATTGCTGAAGGTTGAGGAGGTTCGATGACCTATGACGTGTCAGCATGGGTTCGTGTCATCGCTGCCGTTGGCGCGGCTGCTTTCATCGCTGCTCCGGCCGTGGCCGCTCTGGTCCAAAAAGCCAAAGCCGCGTGGTCAGCGCGTGCAGTGGAAAGCCCAACTGAAAAAGCCGCAGTGACAGAGAAGGACATGCACACGGTGCTCGACCTGGCGGCACGGCTGAAGGCGTCTGGCTGCACTGAAGGCGTTGCCCTGTGCCAGCAGCTGATCGACGTGATGCTTGGCGGCACCTCGAAGGCGAAGAAATGAACCAGACAACTCGGCTACTCGTGGCGTTCTGCCTTGGATGCTTCGCGCTATTCGGCGTCGAGAGTTGCCAGAAATCCGCACCTACTGAAATCACAATCGAAGAGCCTGACGCGGCGATGAAGACAAAAGTTTCGGACGTTCACCGGATCATGGCGACCGCGAACCCCATCGACCGGATCCTGTGGGCGCAACTCTGGGCGAAGTCTGCCGCTGTGGTGCGAGGTGATGCCACCGACACGCAGCCGGTGTTCACCGACACCCGGTCCCTGCGTGGATTCCAAATCATTGCCGTGCGGATCGGCTGGCGCAGGTTGGGTGCGAACCCGCAGGACAAGTACAGCGGGCTGGGCGAAGCCGTTGAGCGGGCTTTTGCAGACACGATCGGATTGGACGTGAAGCCTGTCACGCCCGAGGTTCGCAAGGCGTATATCGACCTGTGCAACGCTCTCGCGTGGTGCGGCGCTGGGAGGGGCTGACGCATGCCGTGGGAAGCCCAAGCGGAATACCTGTCGGGATTGCGTGGCGTTTACGCCGACCCGGCCGCGTCTGAGCGGCTGACGCTCTTCCTGCTCCAGCAGGGCCAGGCACCGGACGGCGGCACCACATGCCGACGATATGGGCTGTTCGGTTCTGGAGCCGGGAAGCTCTCGGCACCGTGGATGGCGATTGAGCAGGCGTTCCCCGGTGCCTTGCCTGCGAAGGCTCAGGAGCGTGGCGATTGCGTCAGCCACTCAACGCGAAACGCCTGCCTTGGCACGCTGGCCTGCGAGATCGTGGCCGGGAACGCGGACGAGGTGACGGGCATTCTGGAATCCGTGCCCGAACTGTCGGACGAAGCCCGTGCTGACGGCGTGCTGTCCACGGAGTCGATCTATTGGTTTCGTGCCCACGGCGGCGATGGCTGGTCGTGCGATCACGCCGCCGAGGTGGTGCTGAAGGACTCGGGCCTGTGGCTGCGGAAGAACTATCCAGGCATTGCGGACCTGACGAAGTACAGCGGGCGAAACGCTGGCATCTACGGGGCCAAGTCGCCCGGCCAAGACATCCGCAAGATCGGCAGCGACCACCTGGTGCGAACCGCCACGCGGGCCAGGACGCTTGAAGAGGTGCGCGACCTGCTTGCCAATGGCTACTGCATCTCGTCTTGCGGTTCGGAAGCGTTCAGCAACGAACGTGATGCCAATGGGTTTTCGCCACGGTCTGCCGCGACGTGGCACCACGCACTTGCCTACCTTGGGTTTGACGACCGCGAGGAAACGAAGGCGAAGTACGGCGAGCCGCTCGTGATGGTGCAGAACAGTTGGGGCCGGTGGAACAGCGGCAGCCGGAAGGTGCTCGGCACGTCGCTGGAGATCCCTGAAGGCGGGTTCTGGGCCAAGTGGTCAGCCATCAAGGGCCGCTATGCCATTGCCTTTAGCGGCGTGAATGGCTGGCCTGCACAGAAGCTTCCCAACTGGGGAATAGGGGACATCATATGAAGACCGCTGCCCTAGTCGTTGGCGTGATGATGATGGCCGCAGCTGCGGTTCCATCCGACCCTTCCCTGTCTGCGGATCTCGCCTGCGAAACGGCTCGCATGCTCGTCTACCAGGCGGCAACGCCGATCAAGCCGACATCCGATTCATGTGAAAATTGCAGCGGCCTAGGACGGCTCGGAGATGGTCGCGTTTCCACGATTTGCCCCGTCTGCAAAGGCACCGGCAAGAAACCCAAGGCTGCCTGTGCCAACGGGAGGTGCCCACTATGAGCCTCGAAGACCTCGACGCCTACGTGTGGCAGCAGCTGTCAGCCCGCAAGCACATGGCCGGGAAAGCCCTTGTGTCGAGGCTGGCACACCGCGTGGTCCGCAAGTGGCCGCACGTCGCCATGAGCCAGACGAGGCCGGAGCAGTACGCCGTAGTCACAGACGAGATCGCCCGCAGCATCGAGCGGAGCGAACGGCAGAACTACCAAATGGGCATCATTCTGACGCTGGTGCTGGGTGTTCTCATCCAAGAGATCGTCAAGGCAGTGCTGCGGTGGTGGCTGGAATCTGCCAGTAATCGAATCCAACTCTTAGGCTGGCAAACGGAGATGCGCAAGCGATGACAGAAGAAACGAAGAACACCATGTTTGCCATCATTGAGCGGTGGGGCTTCCCTACCCTAGTGGCGATTGCGTTCGGCTGGGTGCTTCGCCAGGACGTGCTGCTGCCGCTGGTGTCGGCCCATCAGGAGTTCGTCAGCCAGTTGGGCGAGACTCAGCGGGAGATCAGCGGCGCGATCCGCGAGCAAACCCGCTTGCTCTATGCGTTACAACCCAAGTCTGCCGCCACGGTGATGCCGGAAACCGACCGGCAGAACTAAGACGCTATATCACCCCAAGAGCGCACTACGCAGGATTTCACGACTATGGCGATGAGCCCCCGATTACTTCGCCCGCGAGCCGGTGGCGTTCATCCAGAGGCGGCCGACTGGCGCTCTCGCGTAATCACCAACGGCGGCACCGTGTCCGCATCTACGCTGAAGGCCGTCGATACCTTCTGCAAGGCGATTTCGTCGGCTGGCCTGCGCGACCGCTTCTACCGGCTCAACCTGTTCGCAGGCACGGGCCTCTCGGCCGCACTAGTGCCGCTCTACAGAGGCCCGTCGCTGGGCGGGACGCAGTTTGGGAATACGACGGATACGAACGTCAACTTCGTAAGCGGCGATTATGTTGAGACGGGGGCGACGGGCGGGCTGGTCGGTAACGGCACCAGCAAGTATTTGCAAACCGGCTTGCAATCGTCTGCGTGGATCACTGGCGGCAACGTGCGCTCGCATCTGGCTGTTTACAAACGCACCAGCACCAGCAGCGGAGTACTCCTGAGCGCGAGGTCTACGGCACTCGGAAACTCATGGGAATTTGGGGCTGGCGGCAATGGCTTGGGCGGGACAAGCGGAAGTTTCGGAGTACCGTCAACGCATGATTCGTTTATTGGCGTAACACGCACAAGCGACGCTGAGATCGTGGCGTTCCGCAGGACTACACTTTCGGCCGCCAATACGGCGAGCGCGTCTGTTTCAGGAACGTCGATACCATTTGCCGTGTTTGCCCGCAATGACCAGAGTACGAATACAAACGCCTACAGTACAGCCCTGTTTAGCAACCAAACGCTCGCGGGTTATTCTATTGGTGCCGGGCTCAACTCCAGTGACATTTCTGCATACGATGCGGCGATGCAGGCGTTCCAAACGGCACTGACGAGGAACGTATGACGCTCTCCGACCTCACGCTGCCGATCTCCTACGCCGACGCGAAAGCCCTGGCCCTGGTCTTCACTCCCGCATTGGCTGGCAGGCTCGCGGAACTCCACGCGGAACACGGTTCGCCCAACTGCGTGCCGATGCCGCGAGTGCTCACCGATGGGCGGTTGATGCTCTGTGGCGACATCCTCACGGAAGTCATGCCGGGTGGGCTGCTGGCGGCAATGTGGGCCGCAGCGGATCAGGCGGTGCTGTTGCCCAACGTGACGGTGATCCCTTGGGTCGACGCGGTGGCGCTGCTGCCAGCGGACCCGGCGATCTAGCGCTGCGCTATCCCAACTAGATAGCGTCTAAACGGGGTAGACCAATTTGACGATGCGCGTAGGCTCGGTGGATGGCCCAGCCAAAGCTCCGAATCGTGCCGTGCGAATATGACGAGGCCAAGGCTTTCGTGGTTCGCCATCATCGGCACCACAAGCCACCCTGCGGCCACAAGTTCAGCCTCGCAGCTGCGGACGATGCGAACGAAATTCGTGCCATCGTTATGGTGGGCAGGCCCGTCGCCCGCATGAATGATGACGGCATGACCCTAGAGGTTACGCGGTTGGCGAGCGATGGCTGCCCCAATGCCTGCTCCTGCCTTTACGGGGCCGCCTGGAGGGCGACCAAGGCGCTAGGCTACTCACGGCTCATCACCTACATACTGGACAGCGAGCCGGGAACGTCGCTCACGGCAAGCGGGTGGAAATGCTTGGGTGTTCGTGGTGGCGGATCGTGGAACTGCCCCAGCCGCCCGCGAGTGGATAAGCACCCGCTACAGAAGAAGCTCCTTTGGCAAGCAGGATGAACTGCGCTCTTCACCTTAGATAACGTCGCGCCGTTTAGTGCCATCGGATGCCATGCGTGACCACGCCTAGACGGGCTGGATTATGGGCGTATGATCCCGCCATCCCGAAAGGAGGCAGTCATGCCATTCGATTTCAAAGCCGAGATTGAGAAGCATTTCCCAAAGCCCAAGGCTGGCGAGTGGGTGCCGTGCGAGTACGGCCTGCCAGATGAGTTTGCGAGCGTCATGTTTCTGATCGACGATGGCTCGGTTGAGGGCCGCTACTACTTCGGCTACCGCGAGGAAAACTCTTTCCGAGCCTTATACATGGAGCATTGCACGGAACCGTTCCCGATTGGCGGACATGAGGGCGTTGGATTCTGGATGCTGGTGCCGGAACTGAAGGACGCTTTCGCCGACCGTGCGTGACGCTCTTGCACCAGCATACGGCCTAGTATCGGCGGGCAGTATCCGGCGTCGGAAACCTCGTCACATGGGAAAAAGTGCATAGGTTTTCTTTCCGAATCCATATGCGAAAAGCATCAAAAATGATGCGTTTGCTGATATGATTTGGGCGGCTTTGATAGCCTGCGACCTATCACGTTCTGGAATCTGGAAATCGCTACACTACGGCGGCACCGTACACCCGGCGAGTGTAGTGAGCCGATAAACCGTCATAACTTCGCTATAAATGCCAACCGCCACGCTCACCTACACGCTCCCAGACGAGCAGGCCGAATACGATGCCGCTCGGCTGGGCATGGAGGCGAGGCAGGTCTTGTGGCAGATCGACCAGACCTGCCGCAGCCTGTGCAAGCACGGCGAGCCGACAGCGGAGGAGCGACGGCTCGCGGAGGAAATACGGGCGATGATTCCTGGCGAGATGCTGGACATCTGACGCTCTTCATTGAGAAGACGGCCACCCCGCTACTGCAAGGGGAACGGCACAGATGCCTAGCCTAGAGGCACAGGAGACCACACATGTCCGACGCCACGATCAGCCGTAAGCACAGGGATTTCGACATCACCCTGCACACAGCCACCAGCCTGGCGACCACGCTCGATATGCGTGACGTTGCAGGGGCTGTGGTCTCGTTTGGCACCATGTCCACCGCTGCCACGTCGCTACAGATGTGGGTGGGTTCCGCCCCTACTGGTGCGTTCCGACGCCTGTACAAGGTGGATGGCAGCGTGGCAGACCTGACGCTGGCCGCCTCGACCACAGAGGGCCGGGCATACGCTTTGCCCGATGAAGTGTTCGGCACTGAGTATCTTAAGATCGTCAGCGCCACCACCAACAGCACGGGCACGACCGGCTTCGTGATGTTCAAGAGCTAGGCGGCCCATGCCTACACGGATGCCAAGCCACAGGCCGCCACGTCTTGGACCGGCCAGGCCGAACGCGGCTGCCCGTGGTTACTGCGACAAGTCACACAAGCAGTGGCGTCTGTCCGTGCTCATGCGTGATGCGTGGCAGTGCCGCTCTTGCGGGCGCGTGTGTGGTGGCAAGGGAGAAGCTCACGCCGATCACGTATCGCCAATCGTGGCTGGCACTGACCGCTGCGAAGACGGCCGATCGAGGTACGACATAAGCAGTGGGCAAACGCTATGCGTGCGATGCCACAGCAAGAAGACGGCGATGGAAACCGCTGCGAAAATAGGCCGGGTGGGGCGGTTTGGATCATAAGCGGCACCCCGCTGTAACAAACCACCCGGTTGCCGCGCGTACGCGTGGCCGAATTAAACGCCCCCTAGTGGCCGCCGCATCGGGCCCGCCGCCTTCGCTAACCGTCAGGCTAGTGCGGGGCGGTCTCAACTTGGCTGGCGATGCAGGCTACGCAGCGAGTTGTGGCGCGTATTTCGTGACAAGCAAAAGTGCGTCTGAGGTCTATTTTTCTAGAACAAAATGCACGTATTGCCCATTGAAAAGTCGATGATGTTTTGCGTAGGATTGCCCGCGTGATTCATCTCAAAAGGAGTTCTTCCAATGGCAACTTGTGTCTCTTGCGATGCGGACCTGGCGGCGCTGATCGGCCACGGCGCAGCGTGCGTGAAGGTGGGGCGACGTTCAAAGAAACCGCTCGGCATGGCGTGGCAAAACACTGCGTCAACATCACCGGAAGTGGTCGCTGCGTGGCTGGAAAGTGGTTACAACGTCGGCATCCTGCTCGGACATGGCGGGCTAATCGACGTGGAGTTTGACGACGCGGCTGGCAAGCGGCTGGCAAAGCAGATGCGACTTCCGGCAATGACACCAACATGGGCCAGCCATCGCGGAGAGCACCGGCTTTTTCGCCTTGTTGATGCGATCCCGCCATGCGGCTGGGTCAAGCACGACACGCTTGAAGTGCGTCTTGGTGGCAAGCCTGCACAGTCGGTGCTGCCACCGTCGCACCATCCAGACGGCGGCTTCTATCGTTGGCTGATCTCGCCCCAGGAGTGCGAGCCTGCCCCGATCACGCTGGCACAACTCTGGCTGGAGGTGGAGTGATGGCCGTACTGCTTGCCAAGAACTGGACAGGTTCCGATCCCACCGGCTGGTGGATCTCAGAGAAGCTCGACGGCGTGCGGGCCGTGTGGGATTGCCGCACATTGACCACACGCACAGGGCAGCCGATCCACGCCCCGCAGTGGTTCGTGGATGCTTTGCCGAACGGCGAGCCGCTCGATGGTGAACTCTGGATTGGTCGCAACCAGTTCCAGCAGACGGTTGGCCTGGTCCGGTCGCACGACGGCGGCGATGCGTGGCGGTCAATCCGGTTCGCAGCGTTCGATGCCCCGCTGGCTTCCGGCGGCTTTGAGGAACGGCAAGCGGCGATGCGTGCGGCGATCAGCGGCAGCGTTGCCTTCGCGTTGCCACAGCGGCAGTGCAGCGGCAGCGGCGATCTCCTGGAGGAGTTGGCCCGCGTCGAGTACCTCGGCGGTGAGGGGCTCATGCTTCGCCAGCCGGGCAGTGCCTACGAGCGAAAGCGCTCTGCAACGCTGCTCAAGGTCAAGACGTTTCAGGATGCCGAGGCCACCGTGATCGGCTACGAAGGCGGCACCGGCAGGAACGCTTCCGCAGTTGGTGCCCTGGTGATGCGTCTGGCAGACGGCAAGGAGTTCCGCCTATCGTCAGGGCTGACGGATGCAGCCAGGCGATGCCCGCCAAAGGTTGGCACGCTTGTTACGTTTAAGTTTCAGTCGTTGACTGATGGCGGCGTGCCACGGTTCCCGTCATTTCTCAGGGTGGCGTAATGGGCAAAGGCAGGAAGCCGGTAGCCAAGGCGATCTTGAGCCTGCGAGGTTCACGCATTCGCGGGCCGCACAAGACAGGCATCGACGCACCGCCGGGGATTCCAGACCCGCCTTCATATCTGTGCGAGATTGGGCAGACCGAGTGGGCACGTATCGTGCCGATGCTTGAAGCGTCCAAGGTGATGAGCATGCGACACCAGCAAACGCTGGCCTGTTACTGCGATGCCTTTGCGGACATGGTAAAAGCCGATGCCGAGTTAAAGCAGCACGGGGCCACGTTCATGGACGATAAGGGCCGCGTGATGAATCACCCGGCTTGGTATCGCAAGAAGGATTCGCGGTTGCACATGCTCCGTTTTGCGGAGCAGTTCGGCCTGACCGCATCTGCACTTTCAAGGGTTTCTGCCGTTGACCAAGGCCCGCAAGAAAACGACCGCGACTCCAAGATGTTCGCTTGATAAAGAAGCGGCCGGAATCGCAGTTGATTTCTTTGAAGAGAACCTGACGCACAGTAAGGGTGAACTCGGTGGCAAGCCGTTCCTGCTTGAGCCGTGGCAGAAGGCGTACATCTCCACGCTGTTCGGGACGATGAACGGCAACGTGCGTCAGTACCGCACAAGCCTGCTGGCAATCCCGCGAAAGAACGGGAAGAGCACTCTATGTGCTGGCATCGCCTTGAAACTTCTTTTCGATGGCGAACCCGGCGCGGAAATCTATTCGTGCGCCGCCGATCGTGACCAGGCCCGCCTGGTGTTCGAGATGGCGAAAGTCTGCGTGGAGAACTCGCCCAAGTTGCGGGGCCGTCTGCGTGTGTTCCGTAACTCGATCGTCCGCGAGGACACGCATTCCACGTACAAGGCACTGTCTGCCGAGGCGTTTACGAAGCACGGGCTGAACGCTCACGGGATCATCTTTGACGAACTGCACGCCCAGCCCGACCGGGAACTGTGGGACGTGATGACCACCAGCACGGGAGCCCGGCGGCAGCCGCTGTGTGTGGCGATCACCACGGCGGGATTCGACCGCAAGAGCATCTGCTGGGAGATTTGGAAATATGCCCTGGCGGTGCAGGACGGGGCGATCAAAGACCCCACCTTCCTGCCTGCGATCTATGCCGCCGATCCTGAAGACGATTGGACGAAGCCAGCGACGTGGAAGAAAGCCAATCCGAACCTTGGCGTAAGCGTGAAGCTCGACGACCTGCGGGTGCGGTGCAAGCGTGCACAGGACATGCCCAGCGAAGAGAACACGTTCCGGCGTCTGCACCTGAACCAGTGGACAGAGCAGGATACGCGGTGGCTGCGGATGGATCACTGGGCGCAGGGCAACGAGCCTTGCCCGGTGATGCTTGACGGCCGGGAGTGTTTCGCGGGGCTCGACCTTGCCAGCACGTTCGACACCACCTGCTTTTGCCTGCTGTTCCAGTTGGATGATGGCCGGTTCTGGGTGGAGCCGCACTTCTGGATACCTGAAGAGAACATGCGGGAGCGGGTGAAGCGGGATCGTGTGCCTTATGACCTCTTTCACAAACAGGGGTTCCTGCACACCACGCACGGGAACGTCACGGACTTCGATCAAGTGCGGGCCGACATCATCACGCTCACCAAGAAATACAACGTCCGCCAGGTGGCGATCGACCGCTGGAACGCCACGCAGCTGTCCACGCAACTGCAAGGCGACGGCGTAAACGTCTTAGGCTTTGGGCAGGGCTACGGCAGCATGAGTTCGTGCGCGAAGATGCTGGAAGCGCTCGTGGTGGGCGGCCGTCTCCTGCACGGCGGGCACCCGGTGCTGGCGTGGCAGGCGTCGAATGTGGCGATTCAGAGCGATCACGCGGGCAACATCAAGCCAAGCAAGCAGAAATCCAACGAGCGAATCGACGGCATCGTGGCCCTGACTATGGCCCTTGGCATCCACGCGACATCCACGGCACCAGCGCCCGAACAATCCTGGGACATCATGAGCATATGAACGAAGCAGTGCCCGACTACAAGATGTTTGAACTTCGCGGGATCGACTGGACCGATGGCGGCAGCAACCGCACGCCGTCAGGCATCCGCGTGACGGCCGACAACTCGATGGCCTGCTCTGCGTACACGGCGTGCATCAGGGTCATATCGGATGCGGTATCTTCCCTGCCGCTGCACGTCTACGAACGGCTTGCCAACGGTGGCAAGGCGAAGGCGTCCACGCATCCCGTGTATCGGTTGCTGCACACGCAGCCAAACCCGTGGCAGACGGCGCAGGAATTCCGCGATTGGATGACGGGGATGTATCTGCATTATGGGGCGAGCTACGCCGAGATTCGCCCCGGTGCTCGCGGTGCCATCTCGGAGTTGTGGCCGCTGCATTCCAGCCGGATGGAGCCTGAGCGGTTGTCGGACGGCACGCTGCGGTATCGGTATCGGGAGCCGAACGGGCGCGAAACTATCTACTCGCAGGATCAGATTTTCGCCCTGCGGTTCACCACGGAAGACGGCATCAAGCCGATCCCCACCTACAAACTCTTTCAGAATGTGCTCGGGCTTTCGCAGGCGCTAGAGGCTCATGCTTCGACATTCTTTGGGAACAATGCACGCCCCGGAATTGTCCTTGAAAGTGAGAACCCGATTCCGGTGGAAGCCGCCGAGCGGCTGCGGGAGCAGTGGGAGCGCATGCACCGTGGGGCAGACAAAGCGTTTCGGACGGCAGTGCTTCCGAACGGTGTGAAGGCTCATGAGCTATCGAGCAGCAATGAGGCTGCACAGATGCTTGAGAGCCGATCGTTCGCTGTGTACGAGTGCTGCCGGATTTTTCGCGTGCCTCCTCACATGGTGCAGCAACTGGACCGCAGCACGTACAGCAATATCGAGGTGCAAGGCACGGAGTTCGTGCAGCACTGCCTGCTGCCGCACCTGAAGCGGTGGGAAGCGGCGATCAGCCGCGACCTGATCGTGGACGACGAAACGTATTTTGCCGAGCACAGCGTGAGCGGGTTGCTTCGTGGCGACCACGCCAGCCGATCGGCCTACTACGTGTCAGCGTTGCAAAATGGCTGGATGACAGTGAACGAGATTCGGGAACTTGAGAACCTGAACCCGATCGGGCCAGAGGGCGACAAGCACTTCGTGCAACTGAACATGACCACGCTGGACAAGGTTGGGCAGCAAGCACCGGCACCGGAGCCGATGCCAGCGATTCAAGACGAGACAAGCCCGGCGGATGACGCCGAAGACCAGGCCGAACAGGAGGAAACGCCAGATGGAAATTGAACGCCGCGACTTCGCCTTTGAGGACGATAACGAACTGATGATTGAAAGCCGTGCCGATGGCCGGGCTGCCATCATCGGGTACGCTGCCGTCTACAACCGCCTGTCGCTCGATCTGGGTGGCTTTAGGGAAGAGATCCTGCCGGGAGCCTTCGACAAGATCCTGAGCCGCCAGAGGGGAAAGGGCGACGTGGTGGCACTGTTCAACCACGATTCCAATATCGTGCTGGGCCGTTCATCGTCTGGCACGCTCGAACTCTCCAGCGATGACAAGGGGCTGAAGTACGTGGTGACGCCACCCGT